CTTGTCCTTTTCTAATTGCGAAAGAACTTCAATAGCTCCTTCTGCTTTAATTGACATTGTTCTAAAATATTCAGCTTTTTCCCTATAATCTTTTAGCTGAACTTGTAAATTTTCAATTACTTCTTTATTACTTTTTTCTTTTACTAATTCTTTTTTAACCTCTTTGCTCATTAAAACTCCTATTTATTCTAATGTTTCACCTAAACCTTTATTTGCTACTTCCGTTATAACTATATCACTTTCACCTACTGGAGCTATATCTCTTTTGAGCATTTTGTCTACAACTTTATTTTTAACAGCAGTTTTAATATCACTTTTACTCGGATTGTCTCCAAGGGTACGAAGTTTAATATCATAAGTATTCCCAAGAGTATCATTAAATTCAATCTTCCAAGCTATATCGCTTCCATCTACTTGCTTCTCCATTTTCGTAATTGTACAAGCATTAACTTGTGATGTAGTAAAATTTGCCATTATATTTCCTTATATCATTAACTATTATTAATTACTAAAAAGTGAATTTTAACTGCTGTGGCAGACGAAGCTTGTCCTGAATCTGTATTTGCTACAGTAATTTTAAAACTACCTCCACCAATAGTATGTGTGGCACAAACAAGTTGTGTATTATCAACTGTATTTTCATCTTGCATTGAAAGTAAAATCACCGAATCAGCTTGAACTGTTGAATTAGTTACGGTAAATTCTATATTTTCATCAGCTGCTATTGCAGTAGCATGCATTGTAATTACTCCCGATGTCGTATTTAATGTTACTCCTGTTGTAATACTTGTACCTTGAGTAACCGTTCCACTACCAGTATGTATAATCCCTTTTGCAGCTTGAGTAATAATTAAATTACCATCTTCTACATTTACTTCTCCAGTTTCAGAAATTGATAACCCTATATCTAAATCATCTCCAGAATTATATAACAATTCAAGAGCACCAGTTATTGTAGAGGCAGCATCGCCACTTACTATTCTACCTCTAATCATTCCAAAATTATTTGCTGCTGACGAGGTTACACTTCTATTTTGAGAAAAAGTAATCCCTGCATATCCTCCCTGGAAATTACCTGTAACTACATCTATATAATGAGGAGCATCTTCTTCCTTCCCAAAACTTGCCGATGTTACATGGGTAGTTTCAACTGATAGTGCCTGAGTTGGTGCAGTTGTGCCTATTCCTAATCTTGATGAAGAACCTAAGATTAAATCATCTGTGCTTTGGTCCCATAGCATATAGCCATTAGTAGCAGTATCACCATAAAACTTAACATCATAACCAGTGTTATCAACACCTACAGTTAAAGTTGAATTTAATTGAGTTGCCCCAGGAACAGTTAATGCTCCAGCTGTACTTAATGTTAATTTTGTTGCATATGAACCACTTGTATAATTTTGCCAAGTCATTGACCCGCCATCAGCAACATCTATTAACCACTTATCTGCATAATCATCACCTTCATCAGCCCATAATTCTAATTGAGCTGTTTGTCCTTCAGCAGCGCTTATTCTTAATCCGCTAGTTGTTGTATATAATGACCAAGAAGTACTATCGTATGCTTTCGATGAACCTGCATGCGTATTACTTTCACTCGACCATGATGTTGATGATGAACCCATTTAATCTCCTTTACATGTATGGAACTGATAAAACTCTAATACCACTTTTACGTGATGGATATTTGCTTACCATCTTCTCATACATTTGTCTAAAATATTGTGCTTTTTGTAAATCGCCTTGGTCTTCATATAATCTTGCTTTCATGTAACATATAAGAGAATTATGTAAACCACTTCCAAGCCCTAAATCTGATTCCAAATCATTGTCAGTTGATGAAGGGGTATCATAAAATGAATGATATGTTATCCGTAATCCTTTATCAACGAATAATGATGTCCATGTACCACTATCTTCGGCACTATGTGTAGCCGATATATAAAAGTAATCGGCATCAATTTTTGTTATTTCATAATTTCCATTAGAATTACTTGATGCTGTATCGTAATAAGCATCAGGAGATGATGTTATTGAAACTCTATCTCCACTTTCAAGTCCATGCGATACATCATAAACCCTTGTTGTTCCTGATACAGTTCCAGAATAATCAGCAAACGCACCTATTGTACCACTTAAATCTCCATCACCTTGAAATGTATCATACTTTTCTTTTGTTCTTTCACCTGATGTTGATGTTGTATCAAGAGCAACTAATGCTAATCTCTTATCATCATTATACCATGCAAAATAATCATTTGGATAATTTCTTTTTGCCATAATTCTCCTAGGTTAATGAATCTTCTGATTCATCAGTATCATCTCTTAATAATTTATGAGGGTCAGCTAATTTTGGTATCATTACATATCTACTATTTGTATCTAATATTTCAATTTTAACTATATCAATTGCATTTGATGGTAAATCATACCATCGTTTCTTTTGTTCTAAATTTGCTTTTGCAGATACTACATTTTCTTGTTTAGTAACTGCAATATTCATCAGTCCCTCATTTACAAGTGTTAACATATAATTCTCAGGTTGCCGTCCAAATATACCTTCTAATTGAGATATAACACTTTTAATTGTTAAGCTTCTTGCCATTATTTATCCTCTCGCTTTTTCACCTACAAGCAATGAAATTCCTTGTCCATAATCTTGTTTTAATGTTTGTAATTGAGGCCCATATACTTCTCCGTCTTCTTCTGAGAGCATCATATATTCTAATGCTTTTATAGCTGCATATAATACAACAAGATGTTCTGCTTCATCAGGAAATGAAGATATTGAACTATCGCTATAAGCAACAGATGGATAGCTAACTGTTGTTACATGTGCATAATTACTATCAGTTGGAGTAGGAAATGTTTCTAGGGTTTTTGCATTTATCCAATATACAGGGTCAGAAGTAGTAGCATAATTCATTAAATCATTTATATCACTTGCACGACCTCGCATATTAGCAGATATTATTCTACACCCTTGAAGTCTTGTTCCATCATACAAAGATACATCTTTAACTTTTGAGTTAGTTAATGATAATGTAGCTCCTGAAGTTGTATTTAAAATATTTACTGAAGTCATTAAATCAATATATTGTCCACTTTTAGATAATGCATTGATAACATCTCTTGCTCCATCTGTGAGCCATTGTGTAGCATGGGCAGATAATGTTTCTCCACTTGTAGCAGTTGTTGAAGTATCATCTGCATCAAAATTTGTTAAATTATGTATTTCTGCTGCAAAATCCCAAGCCATTATCTAGCATTCCTTTCTGCAATATCTTGGTCAATTGTTGTTTGGCTAAATTCAACCTGAGTTTGCCCTGACCAAGTTGTCCGCATATTTACATGATTTTTAGTATTATTAAATTTAACCCCAAATATATGACCACATTCACATACATGACTTTCATTGCTTTTAAAGTCAATAGTCTTACTACAATCACTACAATAATATGTTCTAGTTCTAATCATTTAATTAATAAACCTTTTACTTTATTCTTTAGTTCTTGTATTATATTTTTTACCCTTCCATATAAAAGTATCCTTTTTATCTTTTCTAGCTCTAGCAAACGCTTGGTCAAAAGTTCCTTGTGATTCTTTAACTTCTTTTTCTGCAACAGCTTCCTTTAAACCTCTCCTTGAAGTTACTTTCCCTTTTTGTCCTTCTACTTTAATTGGAGTATATAAAGTCTTTCCTTTTTCTTCATATGTTTTGCCACCTTTTTTATATATTTTTCCACCTTCTTCAGCAGTTGCTAATGGATTAAGATACTTTACAGCTTCTTCATCAGACATTGCTCCATTTGGTTCTGGAAGCATTGATTCTCCATATCCTTTTATATTTTGTACTCGACCACCAGCATCATATGTTGGTATAACTTCTGCGCCTGTTTCACTTGCATGTTGTTCAGCTTCCTGTTTTCCTTTTGCAGAATAATCAAAATGTTTAATCTCTCCTGTTATAGGGTCTACTGTCTTAGGCATAATTTTTGCTCCTTTTTCTTGCATCTTCAGTTCTAATGAACCCTCCGCCTTTATATTGAGGCACATCACCTGTTTTGTTTATATATTCTAATACCGCTTCCGTCTCTGGAT